GCCTGTTTTGCAATCGCTTCATCATATCTGCCCTTTGCCTCAAGCTCTTCTTTTTCTTTCTGCTGTTTAAAAGCAATTAAAGCATCAACATCAACATCTGGCGGTACGGCCTTGGCTGCCTCCTTTGCTTTTTTATAATCATCTAAAATTTCTCTGTTGCTTTTTCTTAATGCTTCAACTTCTGCCATAAGTGCTGTTGTATCAACAGGTGGATTTGGCTTGATTGGTTCTTCTGCCATAGATAAAAATTAACAATTATTTACAATATTAGCTCCACTTGGTTTTGTCTGCCCAAAAAGCTGCTGACATTTTGCCTTTTGCAATATTTTTAGCGTGTCTAGCCTTAAAACTGCGTCTTTTTGACTTATCTGCTTCTGATTCACCCTTTCTTGGTGGTTTTGTGTCTGCCCCTTGCGCTCCGAATCTAATTAATTTTATTTTGTCACCTTCTTTCGCTAAGACAACATGAGACTTTGTTGGATGTGATGGTGTTCTCTTAGGTTTATTAAAAGCAGATAAACCAAACCTTTTAAGTCTCGGATCTTTGCTCATTTGCCTTTTCTTCTCATAGCCATATTATGAGCCTGTGTGAAACTCATGCCTTCTCTCATCTTACGTTTCATATATTCCATATGAGCCTTAGTGTGGCCATGTGTTTCTTGATGTTTCTTAAGGGTGTTCTTTTGTCTGGTAGTTAGTTTCACAGTTACCTCCTTTTGTTGTACTTAGTATATATAGATGCGTCTGCTGTTCTTGCCTTATCTCCTCTCATATAACTATTGACCCTACCAAAAGACCAAGCTTGCATTGTTGTATTTCTTGAGCCACCAGATAAATAAGCCCCTTGCCCTTTGCGGTAAACCTCTGCAAGTTCACCATAAAAAAATCTTGTGCCGTCAGCCTTATCTTTAAGTGCTTTTTTTACGGCTGCGCTTAGTGGTTTTCTTCTTTTTCTTTGTGGTGACATTTTGAGCAACTCTTGATTTTTGTACAGCTTTTATATCAATAAACTCTCCTTTCCTGTAGGCTTCAGCAGTCCTTTTTATTTCAGCCGCTTTCGCAGCCTTATTCTTTGCTCCAGACAGATATTTTTTTGGTAAACCTGTCTTTTTGTCTTTAGGAACTCGCCTTAGTTTCTTCCTTTTCACTTGTTACCTTTTTAGATTTTTTAGGAGCAGCTTTTGGTTCTTTCTTTGGCTCATCATAAGATTGAACTTTAAATGTATATCCCATTACTTTTTGCCTCCTTTCTTTTTCTTCTTTGACTTTGGTTTCATGGTAGAACCATACCCAACACCTTTAGGCATAACAATAAAAGTAGCTGACTTTATATTACTTCCTTTTACGTTTTTTAGCACTTGATAATGCAATAGCCTGTGCTTGCTTTAATGTTTTGCCTTCCTTCATTAACAAACGAATATTAGAGGAAATTACTTTTTGAGATTTACCTTTTTTAAGTGGCATAATTTTTTATGTATATAATCTTTTTAAATCATCTAAGGTTCTTTCGCTACCATCATTTCTAATTAGTTTTCTAATGGCTGCCTGTCCAGATCCTTCTTTTTTTGCAATTCTTTTAAAAAATCTTACTTTTTGTTCACTTCCTAAAGTTTTTACCTGTAGCTTTTTATCTTGTTTTAAAAGCCAATCACCATAAGCTGTTCCCTGTGGCACTCTGCCAGTTCCTTCTCCTGTAGGTCGTGTAACAACTTTGCCTACTGGTGGCTTTTCCAAACTTGGATATTTCTTTTGCAATCCATCAAAATCAACAACAGGAACAGTAGTAGATCGACAATTAAAATGCTGTGGTGGTGTTGGACCTTTGTTATATGCAAACTTCTGTCCATCAAGCCTTCTACAAATGGGACTTGTCCTACTGTCCAGTGTTGCAACATATTCATATTTGGGAGCAACTTTACTATTTGCCGCATATACCGCCTGTGAAGCCTGATTCTGTACTTGATTTACAGATGTTCTTACTATTGTTTGTATTTGATTATTAGCTAACTTTGTAAGTTCACCTCCAGATTGTGCAAGTTGTTTTACTGATAGAGGGCCAAAGTCTCCAAATTCTAATTTTCCTATCATTCTTCTAGCGATCTGCTGCGTTGTTTCACCAGAAAACACACCTGATCTTATAGCCAAAGCAAGTCTTTCTTGTGATTTAGTAGCTATACCTCTAAATGCTTTATTGACAGTTTCACCATTAGGCAAAGTTAAGGCTGCCCCTTGTGTAGATGTAAGATCAAATTTACCAGAACCAAATTTTATAAAATCATCCTCTCTAAATTTTGTGTTTGTAAATATATTTACTTGTGTTGGATCAGTCATTATTACTGACTCTGCATATTTTGGACTGACAGCAACAGAATTAATAGGAATATTTCCAGATTTAACAACTTTTTTAAGTTCATTCTCTACAAACTCTGTTTGTAAAACAGTAACCCCTTGTAATTCTTTTTTAAAATCCTTTGCAGTTGCACCAGACCATTTATTCAAACTATCTTTTGATTGTTTTATGATTGCCCTCAATCTTTTTCTTGTTTGTGGTGCTATAACAACTGCCTCCCCTGCGGCTTGCTGCCTTAAATCTATTTTTTTTAACTGATTAGCAGCGTTTAATATTATTTCGTTATAAGTTATGGCATATTTTTTTGCAACAGCATTACTATATCTGTTTAAATCAATAGTCTCTCGAAAAAATGCTTCTGGTGTACTCATTCATCAAGCCGCCTCTTCTGTTTCTTCGTCATCATCATCTGTAGCTGGTTCTTCTGGTGGTTCCATTTCTACCAATCCTCCGCTTTGCGTACTTTCCATTTCTCCTTCGATATCAAAATCATCTCCGAGAACTTCACCGCTAGATAATTGATTTAATAATGTTTCCTGTGTAATAGTGCCAGCAGTAAACAAGGTTAATAGGCTTGTTATCTCCTGTGGCTCAAGCCTTGTAGAAACAAAGTCTCTATTTACAAAGCTACTTCCAGCATTAGGCTCATTTAAATATTCGCTATGGAATCTTAGACAGTTATCAATCAAATCTTGCATCTGTTGAGCAATAACCATCATGGTGCTGTCATTCTGTGAACGGTCTATCCGCTTGGCCTCTGCTGACTCTCCTACCAATTTTTGACCAAGCACCGCAGCTAATGAGAGTGTATTTATTTGTTCTTTAAGATCACCAAGCCTTTGAAACTGGCTGTCATAACTATCTCCTGAGGGGCTTACATATTCAAGTCTTGATTCTGGTGGTAATGCCAAAGCTTCACTTGGGCCTGTTGTTATTTCATCAGCATTTGGATAACCAAAAACTGCAAGTAATGGAACAGAACTAATATGCAAAATATTATCCAAGTCTGATTGAATCTGATAATGCTTTAGATTTAACTCTGCTATGTCATATAAGGGGCTGCGTGATTCATAAAAACCTACCCTGTTGGAATATGCCACAGCAAACGGAATCTTATCCTTAAGGCTCATTTCTCCCTCATCAAATAATTTATATTCACTGTTCTTTTTATCTTTTCTATGGATCTCATATCTGCCACGTTCTAAAACTCTTATCTGTTTTACTTGCTTTTCTCCATACTTGCCATCAGGTTCTACAACATTCTCTAATAACCTTAACTGTGTAAGCTGTCTTGCACCATCTATGATCTCACTTCTCCAGCCAAGAATATTGCGTGGTGAATATGTCACCCAATAAGGTCTGGTCTTATCACCTTCTTTTGGTGCATCTACAAGCACTCCACAATGCCCGAATGAAATCGCTGTTCTGGCTGTTTCGTATAACCACACATTAAGATCATTTTGCTCTAAATCTACGTCAAAAAGCTGCTCCCTGACTAAATCAGAAACATTATCAAGCCTTACTGGTTTTCTTGTCAACATACCAGCCAGCATTTTCTCGATTCGTTGCAAGTAAGGAACAACAGTAGATCTAGATAACCTTACGTCATAACTATCATCTGTTTCTCTTGCCTCCTGTGGTAAATATTTTCTATGTTCACTCCTGATTTTATAAGTACCTTCTTTTAAGTCTGTTATCAAATCCCAAAACTGTGCCATCCTTTGATATGCCGCATTTGGTGATTCAACTGTAGAGACAGCCTGTGTTATAGGTTGGTTGTAAATATTTAATGAGCTATACACAGTTTTTCCTCATAGTACCATTGCTTTTAATATATTCTAATTCCTGTTGGTCTGCCCGCCCTACCATATAGCAA